TATTGCGATACTAACAATATTGAGGTAGAATCAGTATCTAAACTCATTTCAAAACCATTAAAAGAAAGATTAAAATGGGATGCTACTCGTCTTAATTTTATGAAAGCAACTTCTAAAGCAAAATTACCAATATAATGCCAATTCAACCTGCATTTTCTATTCCAATTTATTATAATAAACCTACTGATGATGAATATGAATTGATACAGGAGGAATTACTAGAAGTTCATAAAAATACTGATTATGAACTTCCACCACAATTTCCAAAAAATAGTTCTCATTTATTGACACCAAAAGCATTTAGTGCTAATATTATAAAAAAGTATAATTGTGATTATTTTTTAGAATTTTTAAAAAAATCAGTAAAGGATTATCTGGGTTCATTACAATATACAACTCCAATGGAGTATATTATTGATTCTTCTGGATAACTAAAACTACTAAAGGAAGATCTGCTGTACAACATACTCACGGAAGTACTGATGTTTCTGGAGTATACTATATAAAAACAAATGGTCAAGATGGTAATTTATGTTTTGAAGATCCTAATCAAGTATTAGTTAGTAATTTAATTATGGACTTGGTAGTTGATCAAAATGTTGCACCACTTGAGCAAGGATTAATTATATTGTGGCCAGGATACTTAAGTCATAGAACTTTTGTTAATGAAACTGATCATGAACGATTAAGTTTATCTTTTAACATTAAATTTGCTCGTAGAGGATTTACTATTAAAGATAATGTTGAAGATACAAGAGGTTTAGTTGTCAGAGATGATACTTGGAAAGATACAATTTGTTTTGAGGATTTAAATTAATGGATGCTTATCAAAGAGAAAAGGCAACTAATGCTAGAGCAGTTGAACAATTACTTGGGAATCTTCCACCAGCAGGTACTTTTCCGAAAAAGATGGTCAGGGTTGCTGGAGCTCAAATTCCAGTTAATAAAGAACCAAAGATTAATAAAATAGAAATATTAAAAGCACTTGATTGGGCAAAGGAGAATGAAGTTGATCATATTCTTACTCCAGAAGGAGCTCTTTCTGGATATTGTAACCAGTGGTATAATAGATTAGAAGAAATTAATGATCTTTTAAAGGAAATTGAGGACTATCAAAAGAAATTGGGCGTAGGTTTACATCTAGCAACTTTATTTCAAGAACCAGAGGGATTTGGTAAGATTAATAGAAATCAAATTCGACATTATTCAAAAAAAGGTTTTTTATTGGGTATTACAAATAAGACTTGGGTTTTGCAGTCGGAAGATTGTATTGGTAGAGATAATGTTCAGCATGGTATAGCTGGTATAAAATTATTTGATGATGAAACTGGTATAGGTATTGCTGGTGGTATGATATGCAATGATATGTGGGGTTGGGGTGATGCCCCACATACTCTTAGAGATGATTCTAAGATGAGAAAATATCCTATGGATTTAATAATGCATGCTACAAATGGTAGGAATTTTTTAGAAGATGATACTCAATACGCACCATTCAATGCTTGGGCAGATGGATTTTTACGGATGACTGCATATAAAACACTATCCCCAATCTTAACAGTAGATTCCTGTACTAAATGGGATTGGGATGGGAATGAAGAGACTGTTGATATGTATCCAACTTCTAGTGAAAGTGGTCTTCTTGATTTTACTGGTTGGCAAACAAGTGTTCCAAGACATGGTAGACAGTATTTTTACCATGATTTAGATATGGGTTCTAGTACTAAATTTAAATTTGCAAGATTTCTTAAAGATACTGATAGACCTTTTGACCTTATGGTTGAAGATAAAGATGGGAAGAAATTATTAGTTCCTAGTCCATTGGATCCTGATGGTATGCCTGGTGTGGGTACTGTTTAATAATGGAAATTTCTGAACTTGATTTATTGCATCATCGCTTACAAGCGATTTTGCGTGATTACAATATGCCTGACCTTGAATATCTTGGGGAAAGAAAAAGTTGGAAGTCTGGTGAAATGGTTCACTGGTATCGGGTAGGTAATGCAGAAGTGCCTATTGATGCAATTACTGAATTTGAGACTGAAGAAAATGAGTAGTATTAGAATAGCAGGTGCTCAAATTCCTATTAATGATAAGGACATTCAGTACAATAAAAAAGAAATATTAAAAGCACTTGATTGGGCAAAGGAGAATGATGTTGATTTAATACAGACTCCAGAAGCTTCTCTTTCTGGATATGGTGAAAATTGGGAAGATCATGTTGATGAATTATTTGAGGCATTAAAAGAAGTTGAAGAGTATCAACAAAAATGTGGGGTTGCTTTAAATCTTGGAACTGCTATGCTCAACTATGAGAAAGAGGGATATTTAAAAAGAAATCAAATTAGGCATTATGATAAGAGAGGTAGGTTATATCATCACACTAATAAAACCTATACCGTTCAAGCTGATGGTAATGTAGTACCATGTCTTAATACTTTAAAGACTTTTAAATGTTCTGAGTTAAATGCTGTTGGAATGATATGCAATGATATGTGGGGTGCAGTGCAAGAGCAGGGTGAAGATAATAAACCAATTAAAGCTTTGAATGAGATTTTAACTGAAAAGAATGTTGACATTATATTTCATTCTACAAATGGATATAAGTTTTCTGAATTTGACTTTAAGAAGAATGAGGATTATAATGAAGAACCTTATATTGTCGGACAACATGATTATGTTGTTAGAAATACTATGGATAAATGGTGTGAAGCATGGATACAGATGACTGCTTTTCGTTCTGTTGCTACAATTTTAACTGTAGATTGTTGTGTTCATTGGGGTTGGGACGGTGATGAAAGAGTTATTGATAAATGTAGAACTGCATCTCCAAGTGGTGTTGTAAATCCTTTAGGTGAATGGGTTGCTCAAGCTTCTAGATATGGGAGACAATATTTTTATTATGATTTACCTTTTAATACTAAAGAAAAATATTGGAATATGATTAACAATAAAGCTAAGGAGGATCATATAACACATCATTTTCAAATGGTAGAAATTTTAAAGGAGGAAAAATGAATAAGATTCTTAGATTAGCAGGAGCTCAAATTCCTTGTGGTAAAAATATACAGATTAATAAAAAAGAAATATTAAAAGCACTTGATTGGGCAAAGGAGAATGAAGTAGATTGTATATTAACTCCTGAAGGATCTCTATCAGGATATGAAACTAATTGGCAAGTTAAAATATCAGAATTAAATGATGCTTTAATAGAAGTAGAAGAACATCAGAAGAAATTGGGTGTAGGTTTACATCTAGGAACTGGATTTTATGAAAGAGAATATTTTGGTGAGGTTTTTAGAAATCAAATTAGGCATTATAGTAAAGATGGTAAATTACTTGGATGTACAAATAAAACTTTAACTTTAGATTCTGAAGGTGTTTTACCAAGAAGTCCTAGTAAAGAACATATAATTTCTGTTCCTTTAATGGAAACTCCTTTTCTTGAGAATATACCAGAGATTCATGTTATGGGAATGGTATGTAATGATATGTGGGGTGCTCATAATAGGGAACAAACTTCAATACTTCCTATGGTTAATTATTTTTTAGAATATAGACCACAGATACAACTTATTTTTCACTCGACAAATGGTAGAAAAATGAATAGTGATGACTTAATGCATAAGGTTTATTGGGATTGGCATAATAGTGTTTTGAGATTAAATGCTACTTTTGCATTTCCTATTCTTACTGTAGATTCTTGTTCTTCTTGGCAATGGGATGGTGATGAAGAATGGGTTGATAAGTTTCCAACATCAAGTCAGAGTGGATTTATTGATTATAGTGGTTGGAAAACTGATGTTCCAAGATATGGTAGACAGTATTTCTATCATGATTATGATGTATCTTCTAGATTTGAATATTTTCTAGATCAAAAAGAAAATTTAGCATTAGGATGAGAATGAAAGTGACTCCCTTTGAGACCTATCAAGCATATCTTGGAATGAAAAGTCATTTTACTAACCCTAAGTATGACTTTATTAAGTACGGTGGTAAATCCCGTGCTACAATGACATCATTCAATAAA